TAAAATTCCGCCGCCGGCCGTTGTTCCTTGTAGAAATGTATAACCATTATTTGCTTGAAGGGGATCGATACCAGTCATCTTAATCTCGGTGCCACTGCTTTCTTGCCTATAATACAAAGCGGGTCTAGTACCATCATCTTTTGTATAAAGAGCACCCTCATTAGCGGCAGTAACAATAGCAACGCCTTCTGGCAAAACCACGCTTTTATGCTTGCCACGATTAGCGACTGTGGCATGATTAAATTCATAGTGATCAATTGCTATTATCGTATTTGCTTGAGTAAAATTTGTTTGAATATCTCCTTGAGAGACACTTATAAGATCATTTGCAGCAGGAATTGCCGGATTATAGGTCATTATTTTTTCCTCAATTTTTTAAGAGTCATTGCTAACCTTGCGCGCTTGCCAGTGACTCCCTTCTTTTTAGCAGCAGCAGCAAGCTTTTTGGCAGGAATTTTTTTGCCTTTTTTTACTTTTAAGGTTTTTCTTAAAGATCCAGGCTTTTTAATTGCTTTTTGAATCCATTTTTCAGCCATAATTTCCTCACACGGGGTAAGTGGGCCATAATGTAGTGGCCGCTTCTAATCCAAAGCTATACATCGTTTGAGTTCTTTGATTTGCCAATTGTTTTAATGCTCGTCTTTGGGCTAGATTTTTTTGTTCATTAAAAATTTGATATAGATTTCTATATTCATCCCAATCACCGGTTTCTATAAATATTTTTAAAGCCGCTCCATATGCAATCAGATTGCACCATTCAGTAAATTCAGGAGAAGATGTTGCCGCTGTCATTTGAGTTGGACGGATCAAGCTTAAAACCCTTACCTCATAAGATTTATCTGGAATAGGTCTAAGCTCAAATTGTTGATTATAGAAAAGAATATCTCTTGGTCTGGCCGCAACATAAGGATAATATTGAGCGAAAATGGTCTCTTGTGCAGTTACACCAACCGCAAATGTTACGTTCACGGCGCCTGTAATATAATTTATTGTACCAGCTCCGCCACCAGATCCCGTTAAAACGCCAGCTCCGTTATCTGTAAAAAATTCCGTATCATCAGAAACTAAAAGCGTTCCCCGTTGAATCGGAATATTCGCCAATGTAAAAACATAATTTGTTCCACCATTTCCTACAGCAGCATTTTCCTCAAAACGACTATCTGGCCATATTGAAAAAAAAGCTTCTGGATCTTGGTGCCATCCAACTTGATTGCCTGCAACATATGCAGGAGGCCTTATTAGAAGATATTGTTCAGGAAGAGCATATGTAGCGATATCGGGAGATGTGTAAAATCTATAATACTCTTCTAATTGAAGGGTTTTTAATCTTTCTGGAAAATCGTTTAAATAAAAATCATCAATATAATCATCAAGCCGAACGTCCGTCAATTGATTCACATCTTTTTGTCCAGTGATATTTCTGACAGCTCTTCTTATGTTGGCCAGCGTTGTCATTATGTGAAATCTCTCGAAGTAAATTGATATCGTTGAACCATTCTCCCCGTACCTTTAACATGGTTTCCGTTTTCGTCTAATAAATAAGCATGAATGGGATATTGGGTATTTTGATTTATATGTCTTGCCACAGATAAAGGAATAGTCGCCTCTTCTCCATCTTGAAACCATTTAGAAAATAAAGACTGTCCTTTATAAAGACGACATCCAATATAGGCATCTTGTCCAGGATTTTCTAAATTTTTAAAAATTCCTGTAACCATCTTATCGTCTTCTTTTTTCATAGCCTCAATGGAATTTTTGTTTACAATTTTAGAAGATCGTTTTCCCACATATAGGGCGCCTTTTGGCGTTCTTTGTAATGTATTCATTTTTCCTCCTCTCCTTTTCTTATAAAAGGTCTGGGCGAGAAAGGAGAATCTCGCCCTTCCCAGTGGCCATTAGGCCAATGTTAGCTAAATAGTAACACCTCTTATTGCTCTCCAACGAATAACATCATTATTGGCACCACACACGTTGGTTCCGAGATGAATTCCTTGAAAAGACGTATTATCAATTGCATCGCTTAAATCTTGTCCAGTTTCTCCAACAGGAATTACTTGTGGACGAAGCACACCAGCAGCAGCTTGTGCCGAGGTTGGCCAAGCAAATGCTGTGTATGCCGTAGTATCAACACCAATACTAAAAGTAGTGGCTGTGAGTCTTGTCACAGTAACTACTTGTTGGTCTAATTCCACCATTCCGGAAATAGCAGGAATGATAATCCTTACTCTATCGCCAGTTTGATAATTATGGTTGATATTTGTAGTTACCACGCCTGGATTTGCGGCCGTCACATTTGTGACTATTCTAGCCCCGGGCTCATAAGCACGAGGTGTGAACACTCTATGAGCAGTAACAGCAGTAGCAGCAGCAGCAAAACCAGCTCCTGGAATAGTTCCAAGAGTATAATTATTAGCTCCCCCAACTACCGTGATTACAAAATCAAGACCGGCCACTTGTAGCATCCCGGTTGTGGTATATATTCTTACAATGTCCCCAACCAAAAATCCATGTGCCACAGAAGTGGCCACTACTGGTGTAGCCGCTGTTAAGGCGGTTCCTACAACGGCACCGTCTAATACTTCTTCAATGCCAGTATATGGCCTAAAACCGCCGGCAGCAATAAATTGATGCTCATCAGTAGCGGCTCCGGCCGTATTTCTAATAGTATATGCACTATTAGCCGCTTGGCCGTGTAAATACCAACATTCTTTATTTACAGATGGATTTGCAGTTGAATTTTGTTGAGTCTCGTTCCATGTATGAAAATCATGTGGAGTAAATCCGGGATTTATATTTCTAGGCGCACCGTCAGAGGTGTAATGGCCATAAACAACTTGTTGTTCAGCAGTAGGCATAATTTACCTCCTTATGAGTGGGTGCAGCGTAAATTAAAAATCCACGCATCGTTTAATATTCTAGGTACTTGAGCGAATTTATAACCACCAAGCTGCAATCTTCTAAGTGGGTCTGTGGGTCCTCCTGGAGGAGTATATATAAATTCCGCAGACTCAGTTGTTAATTGAATGCAAGCATAAGCTTCAGAGCCTGTTACAAAAACATTGTAAACAGTGTTTCCGTTCAAAGATGCTAAAGCTGTTGCAGATCCAAGTGAGCTATATAGGAAACGAACATTTCCTACAGAACCCCATTCAGATCTCAACGCATTCATATTATTTGGATATTGTGCTTGGCTTATAAATCCAACTGTGTTCTCGAGATCATCAAGAACCGCAGTGCTCATCATCCCCCAGAAAGCTTCGCGAACAGGAGTAGTGCCAAATTTATTCTCGCCTTCGATGTTGTCCGAAATGAACATAGCATCGTTGTTAAGAAGCGTTTGAACAACTACATCTATATCTGCTCGTGTTATTTCTGTAGGATTATCGCCATTTACACCATTAGTGCAGTTCACAGCAGCAGCCGTAGCCGCCAACATGTTACGTGTAAGTTCATCCTCAGTTTCTCGCATTGATTGCGCAAGAAGACTTACTGACTGATTTAAAACCGGATCTTCATTAATAATCGAAACCTGATCGGTTATCGTTACGAAAGTTCCGTACCAGTCAATTGTAGCATCTATATCAGTAGCATTAAGAACCTGCCCTGGTGGAGTTAATCCTGAATCGGGCAGAGGTACTGTTGCTGTGGCAAGATTGGTGTATCGACGATATCTAACAGTTCTCCCGCTTCTTTCCGGTAGTTCTTTTTGCATTGCCATCTTAGTATGAATAAGATTTGGCATAGGTCTAGATAACAAAACATTATCAAACCATTGCTGAACAGGGGGTGGAAGCAGGGCTGTGGTCGTGATAGTCATTTAATCCTCCATTAAAGAGAATCCTTTGACTAGCTATGCTTTTTTAGCGTATTCTTTCGCTCTTTTCCAAATCTCCTCTGGTGAAAGGGTTGCAAATTGTTCTACCTGACTCTTAAGAGAAGATCCCGCAGCGCTTGAAGGTATCGGCCTTTCTTGGTTTTTTAAAACCTTGTCGACATCTTGTTGGTTTTGGGAATTTTGTCTCTTGGCTAATTCTGCTTCATATTCAGGAGAGGATTTTGCAAACCTATAGGCTACTTCAGCCCAATTCGGAGAAGATTTAATCGCATTCGCTAGTGCTGGATTCTTTTCAATCATCGGTATTGCAAAATTATCAATTACATAATCATAGTCTTGATATTTAGCCCTTGTCTTCTCTTCGAGTCTTTCACCTTCAACTACTTGCAATCTTTCCTCGACAATTTGAGATGCTATTTCCTGAGCTCTTTTTTCTACCTTTTTGTTGGCATTTTCAGCTACGCGCTGTGCTTGCTCAAAAGTTATGTAGTCATCTTTATCAACATTTTCGAACTCGTCTTTTTCTTTTGGCATATTAAGCCTATTAACATGCGCTTCGAGTTCTGAAATTTTTAGCGATTGCGCCTTCATAATCTCTCTTGCTTTTTTCCAATTGAGATCATGATCGGATTTGGGTTTTTCCTGCGGCTTTTGATCTGTAGTTGTGTTTTCTTGAGAAGATTGAACGGCGACCTGTTGAGCAGGTTGTTCGTCTTCTTTATGCACTACCGATTCTTGTTTTATTTCCTCTTTCATTTTTTCTCCTTTATGTGGTGGCGAAACACTTACAGCCAAAAAAAAATCGCCCGATTGGTCGGCGACACCTAAGCAAACTCCTCTTCAAAGAATCTGTCTGCCTTTTTAAGTTTGATAACCTTATCAAGACGATCATAGCTCGCGATCGTCTCTGGAACAGGTTCTTGTTTGTCTACAACAATTAATGGCCAATCACCCGGGAGAGCCCATAAAAGTTTTAGATAGCCTTTTGTATTATCTACTTCGAAAAGCATGCAAGATAACATCATGGAAGGCTTTTTTGTCATGGTAATATATTTTAATTTAATAATATTTGAACAATTTGGAAAGGGCTTCCCATGCACTAATATATAATATTTATCCGCCCGGGTGTCGTTGATGATTTTTTCTATTCTTTTCATGAGATCGCGACCCATTTGGTCGCGAGTTTCCCCAATTTCTTGAGCCACTGTGTTAAATGTTGTTTCGTTTAAAAAATTTAATATTTATTAGATCGTTGACGACCGATCTTTTTCTTATCGTCATTTTTTATTTTATTTTTTATATTATCAAAATCGTTACCCCTCATATCGCCTGCGCCCGCTTTTGAGGTGCCTCCGGTATATCCTTTATCATATTTATGTTTACCG